CTCCGACTCAGCAGTGATTACTGAGTATCGTCCGTCACCGCCGTCACCCAGCCGCACCCACTACACCGTTTGTTGCCTTGTTCAGAAGCACCACCGCCGCCACCTGAATAGAAAGGAGCACTAACGCCCGTAGCACCATTATGTCCTTGAGAGGGATTTAATGAGGGTGTGTTACCCAAACCGATGTCCACCCCATAATTTACGCTAATACCACCGCCACTACCCCCGTCTTTACCGCCTACGTGTCCGTCACCGGCGCCACCACCACCACCGGCTGCGCTTATAGCTAAAAATCCCGACGCAAATCCAGATTCACCGCTTTGATCTGCGTCGGTTAACACTGAACCGGAGTTATAACCACCACGTCCAACTGTTATATCCACGGAGCCACTTGGCAGAAGACCAAGGCCTTGGTCGTTACTAGATACAAAACCTCCAGCACCGCCTCCGCCGCCATACCGGCCACCACCGGCTCCACCGCCGCCAATAGCTAGATATCCAACACTACCTCCTTACTAACTACTAAATTCCCATCATTTTAAAACATGGACTCGATAAACTTTACCGTTCTCCGTAATATTAAACTCTTCGTCACCACCTTGTGCCGATGGAGTCTCTGTGTATTTCCAAAACCCACGAGTGAAAAGTCGCATCTTGTCTGAGCCAATTACATTAATCATTATTGATCCTTTACTTATGTCGAGGTGTCATACCAGAGATCGCCATCTTGACCGTTAGCAGGGGCTACTGACCCTATCCAATAGACAACGGGTGCAACTGGTCGAGTAACTGTGGAGTTGGTTCCATGAGCTACACCTTTCATAGTGAAGCCATCTGTCTCAACTTTGGAATAAGGCTCACCGATATACTCAAAGCCTGTCTCATCGCTCTTCTGTCGGAGAATCTTCTCACCGTTACCTGCGGCATTCGGAAGGTTCACACCTGCAGCCCAGCCTTCAGCATTTGTTTCAGCAGTCTGAGCATCTACTGCAGATGAAGCTGAAGCATTAGCACTGGACGCAGCGTTAGATTCGCTAGTGGACGCTTCTACTGCCGATTGACTGGAGTTAGACGCACTGGTATCCGAAGCACTGGCAGAGTTCGCTGAGTTAGTCGCCTGGCTTCCCGCAGTAGTCGCTGATTGACTAGCGTTAGATTCACTGATGGATGCACTGGACGCTGAGTTCTCTGAGTTGGTTGCTTCGCTGGTTGCAGCGTTAGCACTGGACAGAGCGTTACTCTCAGAGGTAGAAGCATTGGTTTCACTGTTACCTGCCGCCAGGGCATTAGCCGCTACATCATCCTCGGAAGCCTTAGCGTTAACCTCAGAGATACCGGCTGCTAACTCCGAAGCTCTTGCAGCATTCTCTGAATCCAAAGCCTCGGAAGCTGATATAGCGGATTCATCTGCATCGGAAGCTGTTGACAAGGCATCAGCCGCTGTAGAGATGGCACCTGCAATAGACTTGGATGAGTGGTGCATAGCCGAGTAGTCATCAACCTGATCACCCTCAGGCACCAGTTGGTCTACCGGATAGTTTGCCCAATTGCGTGACTCATCTCGGGCATCAGCCGTATCTTCACCTTGAGCAAAAGTGTCATCCACATACTGCTTATTGGTTGCATCAGCCTGTGCAGTCGGATAGCCCATCACAGAGATACGACGACCGGATGCTGAGTAGGAACCATCTTCAGCTACGACCAGTGAGGAACCGGTCTGATCAAATGTTTCTTGAGCCAGGAAGAAGGATTGTCGTGCAGCGAGATCAAGATCTTTCTCAAGAAGCGTGGAGCCATCTTGGAAGTCAACCAATAGACGCTGCTTCTCAGTCTCTCTGTTGATGTCTACGATAGACCCTGAGGTTGGTACAGGGGTTAACTTCACCGCACCATCTGTAGGCCATGAGAAGCTTGTAGCTACACCACCTACCGCTACCTTAACGTCAACCCTTGATAGGTATGGAAAGGTAACCGAGAAAGTATCTGTGGAGCCATCAGCCTCGTATTGAACCCTGGATAAGGGCATAGGTTTCTCCTGTTTGTAAACGAAAAGACCCTCCAGAAGGAGGGCCATAGGTTTGATGTGAAGTTGTTAAGGGTTAATCTCTAGGGGAATCTTCCGGAAGACCCAGCTCACCGAGGACAAGGTTTGCCCCTTGAGTTACACCGTTAAGATTCTGGAAAGGAAGAAGCCTTAGGATATTCTTGACATCCTCCTGGCTGTCCCCTGCATTACCTCTAAGGATTGTGTCAAGGAATGAGTGTGTACTCTCTATGGTGTCGGCTGTTGGGTTACCAAAGATTGCACCGGTTGCCTGTCCAGATGACCTGTAAGTGAATGTCCCAGGTGCTACCGTATCGATAGCTGTCGGAAGCAGTGCTGCCCATGAGGATCTCTCAAAGCTGGCCTTAGCTACTTCTGATGTTGCTAACCGTTTCCTCAGATACTCCTGTTGGTTGCTCATACCGATAGACCGAGCGTAGGTCATGGCGGTATAGCCAATCGCTGCAAGGAAGGTGGTGGAAGCAAAGGTTGTGAACGACTGGATATCCCTCATATGAAGGTTATGCAATAGCTGCTTCTCATGAGCGCCAATGATGAACGACCGGAACTGTAGGAACATCCGAGCTACGGGGTTTGACATCCACATCCGGAACTGACCAATATCATTCTCTTGGACAAGCCGGTTAGAATACCGAAACATAGCCTCAGAGAAGTCAGCTTCAGATGCTAGATCCCACTTATGGATATTCATCTTCTGGACTTTCTTACCGGCTAACCCATCGCTGAACTTAGCGTGAGTACGGATGTTCTCAAGGATGCCATCTACCTGACGATCTGTTAGGCCAATGGATCTGAGTCGATGTTTACTTATCAACTTCCCTTTACCAATAGCTGCCATACCAAACTTCTGAGCAATACCATTGGCAACGGAACGCTTCATCAGAGTGTTGATAGGAGCCATACCGGAACCGGCGAACACTATGTTCTTACTCTTCTTCATCCCCATTTCCAAACGGTCTTTCCACTTGGAACCTCCCAAGACAGTATCCTGAGTACCGGTCATATCGTTGAACCGGTTAAGCTGTTGCGCTCTAAGCCAGTCACCACCTTGACCTGTAAGGATCTCAAGTTCATCCACAAGCTCATGGCTTAGTGAACCATCCTGAGCATCACGCATGACACCTCGGAATATAGGAACACCTTTGAACATGGACTTAAGGCCTAAACCTGAAGCAGCAACACCGACTTCTGGTATCTGAGCGAAACCTACTTGTCCCATGAACCGTAGGAATGACCAGTCACGGAAGAACTTCAGGGATTCACCCCAGCGTGTTAGATCCGCCTGGTTAGGAACACCCATGATTGCACGATACATAAGGTCTGCTTCAGCGACTTCCCTATTGGTAACTTCAGGGTCTACCCCTTCGCGTGAACCTACATCCCGAACTTGGTTCTTCAGGGTTTCCCATTCACCATGAGAAGTAACACCATCAGATAGACCTGGGATTCGATAGCGGGCCATTGATAGTGAACCGGACATACGCCGATTATATCTAACAACAAGATCGTGAGCATCCCGATTGAATAGCTCCCGTATGGATACCTCACGGTTACCACCCTCAGGGAACTCTTCAGGATTCCTCCGGAGAGAAACCTTAGTGTCCATGTTTAAGGGTGTGCGACTCTTACCATATTTGGGGCCACCTTCGGTATTCTTACGAACAGTCAGTGCATCAACGATGTCTTCAATATCCACTTCGGACATAGTATCGCCATCAGCGTTGTTTCGTAGGAATGCTTTGATCTCTTCACCATCACCACTTGATAAGATACGGGCTGTATCCATGCCCATGCCAGCATCCAAACCACGGATGGTCTTAAGGTATGCTTGACCGGCTTTCTTAGCAGCTTCCTCAGAGATATCCTCACCGGCATCCATAATGGACTTGGTTAGAAGGTATTCCATATTAGGAGAACCAAACTCTTTGACAAGCTTACGCATACCACCAAGATCAAACTCATGGGGAACATAGTTAGGGTTGTTCTCCAGAGTACCAAAGCCTTTGACTGGACGACCGAACTGCTGTCGATAAGCCATCGGTTGGTTTAAGTCCACACGGTAATCATCAAAGATCTTCCGCATGACATCACCCTGCTTGGATATGGCTGGATGAACATTCTCAGTCAAGCCTTCAACATAGTCGGTAACCTGACGGTTGAACGCAGAGGCCATCTCTTCTCTATAGAAAGGTTTCCAATTACCATCAGTACCTTGAGACTCAAGCCACTTGTTGAAGTTAGGTTGATACCCACGCATCCATTCAGTGGTGACCTTCTGTTCCCTGAGGCGTTGACCTTCGGAAGCACTGAATGATACTGCAGCACCTCTATCGGTATAACCAACGCCTTCCTCGGCTAGAGGTTTGAACATGGCACGAACGCCAGGGTTCTTAGAGGACAGTCCAAGGTTCATCGAACTGAATCGTACCTTATTCAAAGCAGATCGGGGGGCTACGTTAGGGTCAGTGTTGATAGCCCCTAAGAAGTCATCGATACCCTCATCCCCTTCCCTCAGAGGAATCTCACGGGAGATACGCATAGCACCAGCACTGTCGAGATTATTAACTGGAGTGTAAGTAGCCTCAGTGAACATCCTCCGAGTCTCTGCTTCAGACGCTTCCTTGAGTCCTTCACCAGCCCTACGCAACCCTTCAGCTTCCACCTGGGTAGATGGGTTCCGTGAGATAGCCGCTAGGCCACCACCGATAGTGAAGCCTAGACCTACAGCGTATAGGTAGTTCATGTTGTTATAGATAGGTTTCTGAGAACTGATGGCAGCTTCGATAGCAAGGTTACCGGCTGCGGCAGCAGTACCTGCTCGGGCAATCCTAGCGACCTTACTTAGACGGACTGTTGCAAGTACCCACCAAACCGGCGGGGCCAACTAATGCGGAAGCTGCGGCACCAATACCCCAAGCTGCTGGATCTGTCAGTGCGGCACCCATCCTTAGGCCAACACCTGTGTAACCGAGTTTCCCCAGCTCAGTCTCTTTATCAAAATCCTCCCTGTACCGATCACTTAGATAGGAGGCTTCTTCCGCTGACTCTGCCTTAGAGATATAATCCATAGCGTCATCTGGCAACCCCTTGGATAATTCTAAAAGGCCATCGGTAGACATCTCATAGTCAGGGTTTGGAACGTGACTCTTCTTACCATTCAAGACAAGCCGAGGTATCCACTCCTGCTTGGACGCTATGTTAGCTGCCTCCCATAGCCCAGGCTTACTCTCTTCCCGCGCCCTCTCCTGCTCGATATCTTCCTCTCGGGTTTGTTTAACTATAGGGACAGACTCACGGGCTTGCTCTTCACCAACTGTTGGCTCGGTATAATCAGGGGCCACATCCTTGAACTTATCCTGTCCACGGAACATGACTTCCCCAAAGGCTTCATACGGTTGTCCAGGTTCTTGGCGTTGATCTGCCATGGTTACTCCTATTAGGTTTATTACACTTCAGGCAGATACCTCCGGATTTGCTCTCGGATGGTGGGATTAACTGCGAAGGACGTTTCAATTGGGCCAGTTGTTCCGTTGCCTAGTTCGACATCTTGCTGACCCTTCTGTGCTTGGAGGAACTGATCGAAGTCAACTTGAGTAATCCCTGCATCGCGGAGCTTCTCAATACCTGAACGTACTTGAGGATTCATATTAGATGGAAGCTTGACTTTAACCTGTTCGTTATCTTCAGGGTTATCAGCCACTGCTTTATCTAATGTTTCCTTTATAGCGTCCGGTAACTTCTTCTTCTCCTGAGGTGACATCGAAGAATATTGTGGAAGGTTTGTTACATTAGCCTCTTTAAGTGCAGTTACTACACCCTCCCCTAACTTCTTATAACCTTTATTAACCAGGTTATCACCATCAAATATATTAGGTGCTGTCAGGAATCCTTTAGCTAAATCACCTGCGCCTTCTAAGAATCCATCAACCTGCCCTTGGCGATCCATGTAACTCGTAGCTTCTTCATCAGTTAAGTTCAGACCTTTCTGGATCTTATCTTTCTGCTTCTTCTTCTCTAACTCATTAACCAGTCCACCAACTTTTTCTCCTCCATCCGGAAGTGCATCAGTCGCTAACTTTCTACGGGCAGCTACAGATTCACGTTGAAGTTGTGAGAGAGTGAACTGAGAGTCAACACGGTCTATAAGAGGGCTACCAGTTGAGTTATCAACCAATGACCACACACCAGCAGAACCTGAACCACCGACAGGAAATATACCTATGTCATCAATGGACATTCCTTCATCCGGATGCTCATCGACATACTTCTGGATTTTCTCTTCGGCAATATCCTTGAAGTCATTCGGTACGTTCTTCCCTTTAGTAGGAACAACCCAACCGTTAATAGACTCATGTTCTTCCTTGAACCGCTTGGTTGCCTCTTTAAGTCCAGTAGGGCCACCTGATCGAGCGATGTGTCTGCCAATCTTCCGGAGTTCTGTGGACACATAAGCATCGTTCTTCACTGTACCCCAACCGTCCAGCCAACCATCTAAGCCAGCAACTGCGGCATCCACTTCATCGTACTGCGCCCTGATTGAGGGGTTATCAGCAATGTCTTGGTTAACCTGTTGCTTGAAGGCCGTGGATACTGAGTCATCAAAGTTTAAGCCCATGTATTCTTGACCAATACGAATGGCCTCATACACATCCTTATCCTTAGTGGAAATCATGGAGTCCCGTAAGCCTGGGTTGCGAGAGGAGAGCCTCTGGTATAACTGAAAGCCTTCCTTGAGCTTAGGCGGTATAGACCCACCATCCAAAGCACCAGCAGCAGAGAGAGCGCCTGAGGCATTCTCAAGGGTTCGTTGCCATTGCTCATTCTTCAGGTTAGGGTTCTTGGAGTAGATCTCAGTGAGTATATTGAAGGCATCTTCGCCAGGGTTCTCTGACCCTTCTACCTGATTATGTACCCATTCGTTCTCCAAGTAGGCCTGAGTTTCCTCAATAACTTCTTCGCCTGTCATAACCTCCAGTTCACCCTGATCGTTGGTGATAGTGACATTAGGCATATTATGGGATTGACCCGCCAAGAAAGCTTCCATGCCAGAGTTAATCATATTGCTACGCTCTTGGTCTTGAACCTCACGTAGACCAGCGGTGTCCTGCTTTTCCTTCAGTTCTGCCCGTTTGCTATCTTGAGCAGACTGATTGCTTCGGATAAGGGATTGAACCTTTGCATCCGATAGAGCGCCTGGGTTCTCTTTATGCCATTCGACAAGACCATCCTCATCCATGTTCCCTTGCTCTGATGAATAGAAGAACTCCATTCGATCATCAAAGGTTCTCTTCCGATTATCGGCCTCAAAGTTACTGATACCTTCAGACATTATCTTGGCTGCATCGGCACCTGGCTTACCTCGCTTATCGAGGATTGAACCCATACCGCTACGGTCATCTGTGAGAAGTTTCTCAACGACATCAACCTGCCCTTCCCTCGCATACTTAGCGGCAAGCTGCATGACCATCGAATCCTGATCACCGTTGGAAAGGTTTAGGAGTTTCTTGTTATCAGGGTAATGGGAACGGATGGCTTGATAGGCTGAGTCTATTGCTTCCTTACGTTCCTTCTTATTGCCAGCCTTGCTTAAGCGTTGGCTAAGTTCAGAATCAAAGGTTTCATAGACACCATCCAGCTTATCTTTCTGGTAAGCCGTAGCTGTTCTCTTGGTAGCTTCGCCTCTGATGGTAACCAGAGTCTCTTCCATAGCATCTGAGAAGCCTCCCTCAACTAAGGGGTTCTGCTGGATACCTTCAATATCTGCTTCCATGTTCTGAGCAATGAAGTCTTCCACACCACCTTGACGTGGGTCGTAGGAGTCATTGAACTTAGTCGCTAACTTCTGTCCCTCATGAAGACCTAACCGAACACCGTATTGACGCTGGAAGGCTTCCTGAAAGTAGGGGTTGTCATACTCAGCCATCTCACCGCTGTCAACCATACCTTTGGCATCATCAATGGATAACTGCTGGAGTTCTACTTGAGCCTGTTGTTCAGCTTCCTTACGCTTCTTATCGGCCATGTAAGTACCAATCTTACCGAGTGTCGGAGAGAGGTTACCGAGGGCTGTAGCGATCTGTTCTGCCTGATTACCTACGGGGTTACGGCCTGGCCTTTCATAATACTGACCTGCGGAGGCTGTGGGTCGTAGGGACACCTGGCGGTTCGTCTGTTTGGTTCGACCCTTGCGGCCATCCTTCCGGTTCCTGCTGGAGTTATTCCGCTGGAGAGTCGGTAGGCCAGATATGTTAGCCATTCATTTTCTCCTGATGGTTAAGCTTTAGGCTTAGTAGATTCATATTGCATATAACTGGAGGCACCGCTGTTTAGTACACCAAGGCCCAGCGCAGTGCTAGAAGGTGCTTGACCTTTCTGCATAGAGTTAATCCGATTGACAGCGCCGGTTTTAGCGGAAGACTTTCTCCGTTGAAGCTGTCCCATAGTCCACTCTAGGTTTCTAGTGACTGTAGATCTGTCTCTTGCTGCAGCCCCTGAGATATCCCCTAAGCCTAAGGCTACGGAATTACCTGAGATACCAGATTCACCGGCACGTACAATAGCGGAAGCACGTTTGGCTCTTTCATTCCGAGCAATCTCTTCTTTCTTCTCAGATGAAACTGCTTGTTCCTGAGACTGCCGAGCGCCAATGTCGCCATATTCCTGAGCCAGTGCCTTAAAGGAGTTCCCTTTGTTTCTGGCGTATAGGGCATCCTGTTGGTCAGCCTTAGCTCCTGCCACCTGATACTGTTGGTATTGGCTCGCGGCGGAAGTGGCAAACATGGTTGCTGCCATAATGGTTGTTGGTTCACACATTTTACTCTCCTGTGGGTTTGGTCATTCGGGCAAACTCGTAGAAGAAGTGACCGTTGAACTCGACCCTCCGGAGAAACACGAACCCTGCCCATTTGAGCCAGCGAATGTGAACTGAGTTTTCCTCATGAACCACGTTTCCCAAGACCTCATAGCCTTCGGACATTCTATCGATCCAATGCGGTGTCTCTCGCAGAAGCCTTACCCAACACTCTTTGATTTCAGGAGAGGCCATCATCCAGACGAACCCAAGGACAGGAGAGGGGGAAGGCGCTGTACCAAATATGATCTGTGGTACATCCTCCTCATCTACTGCCACGTAGGTAGGATCAGGAGACTTCACGCCTAACAGAAGGCTCTCCTTTGGAACCCCCATAGCCGCAATGATCTCCCGCTTATCAGCTTCCCTTAGGCGGTCTGCGAGAGACAGTGCATCAGCTTCCGTTGCCAATCTCACTGTCATGGTTTTCATTATCAGACCCTCTTTGATCTGGTTGTGTAATAAGCCTCCCACTCAGCACTCAGAAAAGAGGCCGGTAGGTATGAATCGTTTATCAGTTCGATGGTTACATTAGAGTTCTGTGCGAGTACGGGAAAGGAGAAGGTTCCATCATCAATGGACACATCACCTATTGGACTCTTAGCGGAACCCAGCTTTCGACCTGAGAATACATACTCATAGGTAGGCCGTTGGAAAGGTGTAACCTCAACCCTAAAGTAGCCAGCCTTTGCAAACTCCAAGTTTACTTTCCGGAGCTGAGTCCGACCAGAGTTAACAGTTGATTGACCACCACCGTTAGATTTCTCACGAAGAGATAAACGAGAGAACCGATACTTAGCTGAGTAGTTAGTGCCGATAACAAAGTATTCATTCCTTACATCCTTATTGGGAAAGGTGAGCCTTGTGGTAACCCCTGTATTATCTACTTCAGGCTCCATCGTCACACCCTTCTTATATTTACCGTCCTCACCTACAATCACCAGAGTAACTGTTTGTCCCTCGGATACCTTATAAGGAAGAGAGAAGGAGGTTGCTTGAACCGTCATATTCAGCATCAGTCACCAAGTTCTCGCCTATCAGTCTATCCAGATGGACAGCACAGGGCATTCCCCATGACTTATACCCAGGCTCCAATGAGGCAACTTCAAGATAAACACCGTCTTCTCGTTCAATCACCAGATATAAATCTGACTCAATGAACTCACAGTTAAGGATTCGTTCACCCTCAGGGATTGTCCACTTAGACCAAGCCGCTTGAATCTTCTCTTCGCCTGACCAGTAGTACCGGTAGACGTAAGCAGCGTTAGGCTCTTGGAATGTTAGGAGTACCAAAGCATCCTCGTTGGAGCTGGCAGCTATCTTGAAGACATCACCTGGGATGTACTTAGGAACGTGGCCTGTTACATCGGCTGCTTCTTGAACCTCTGTGTTACGATCCACGAAGTATTCCATGACACCTGAGAAGCCACCCCTGTTGACTGTGAAGTAGACGAATCTACCGGCAGCACCAGGTTTAGCCATCAACGAAGCTTCATACTCTGTCGTCTGGTTGATCGATACAGTATCTGGAGTGAGGACTGTTGAACGTCCCAACTGGAACTGAGTCTGATCAGAGAACAGCAGGAGGGTTTCATTGAAGGGGACAGCGTGACGTAGGATAGACACCTTAACGTGAGACACACCCACATCTATTGGATCGTCATCAAGTACCTGTGTGGCCGTACCACGGAAGAAGTTGAAGAAGTCTGTAGCTTTGGACATCACCACATTCTCGCCCGCAATCACACCAAGCCTATTCCTATGGAAGAAGATACCACTCAGAGATGTGCCGATGAACGAGGGGAACGGATTGGATGTCGTATCACCAACCTTCCGGTTTGTCCATTCGATCTCTCTGAAGGTGAACTCACCGTTGGCCTGTCGGATAAGAGCGTGAGGCATTGTGCTGGCCTTAAGCTTTAACGGCTGCTCCTGCTTGATTGTTTCAATCCACACATGATCTTCATACTTGACATAATAGTTATCGAAGCTTGAAGACTGGTCGCCACTAATCTCAACCTCAAAGCCTGGCTGGGCAACCGAAGGTAGGTCACCAAACCGTTGGACTTTCTTACCAATGGCTTGAATCGCTGAGTTACCCAGGGAGTCACTTGAGGATATGGTTAGTGTCCCTGAAGTCCTATAGATATAAATGACTGAGCCAAGCTGAGAGAGGCCATAACCACCACCTAGTTTAGAATCCAAACCAGCCAGTATCTGACCTGCGATGAAGTCCGTAGCGATGTTTACTGAGTGTGAAGCATCACTGCCATTAGGTGTTGTATAAGAGTCTGTCACACCATTAACGGTAGCTGTATACGTGGCACCATAGGCACCTTGCTTAATCCATATCATAGCTTCAGCGTTTCTAGCGGCTACAACATCGGGAGCCTTCTCGGTTGTCAACTGCTTATTAACAATGAAGGTATAATCAGCAACAGTGATCGTATCAAAGTCTTCTGCTGGAGAACTCACTGAGAGGTAACCCAAACCGTTAGGCTTATTAACCACCATCTCATAACCTTCAAGATCGAACACTCGGATGTTACCGTTATAGATCGTCACCACATAGCGTTCATTCTTATCACGATTGATCACATGAACAAACGCATCACCAATCTTATTGTCCAGCATCTTGGCAACATGACGAATAGCGGGGCGTTTCTTCAGGCCTTCGGATATAGATGACAGGCAGTTCTCTTGAATCTCTCCCTGAGATGCCAGTCGAAGAGTTTGAGGTTGCTGGCTTACACCATTCACCAAGTTGGGGATACTGGCTGTAATAAGGCTCATCGGTCTAGTACCCTCAAGATGGATTCATTACCGTTGAACACATTAAGATCAGCCGTTCGGGCCTCGGCGTTCTCTAATTGAACAAGCATCCGGACTTCATGTTGAGCTGTGAAGCTATCAAGCTCTGACGAACCAACTACCCTACGCTGAAAGATCCGAGCAGCTCTCACTGCGATATACCCTTTGGCATATTGTGGAACCTCATCGAAAGGGAGCTGGATAATAATGTCAGCCTTGATTGTTTTATCAAACTCGTAGGAATTTTCCTTACGGTTATACAGGCGGTTACCCCGTTGGACTGCCTGGGTGTGGCTATCAATTCCTGCTGTGTCTACTTCTAGGACGTTACTCGGAAGAACGATATGCTTATCCGGAAACGTAGGAGATAAAGGAAATTCAATCTCTGTGTTGAAGTGCCAGCCACGAGCCTGAACCTCTCGGCTTGTTTCTTGGAGGATCTGGTAAGCTATGGCAGCATCGGCAATACCACTATTCTCAAGGGATGAGACAGGGGCTTCACCAATAGTTGTCAGCATGGAGTTAACAGCTTCTAGCTCTGTGGTTGCTGAAAGCATATAAACACCTAATGTCAAGTTTAAGCAAAAAAAGGGAAAGGCCGATTAGACCTTCCCCTTCGATTTACATTTAAGTTTCCACTACTGGATGATTATGCTACGCCGGTCTTCAGCTCAATGGCTGACTCAGGCCGTAAAATTCCGGAGCCTAGTGCGTACTTAGCAACCATCAGAGTGCCTTGCTTGGAGATCTGGTATTCGGATTCCATACCCAGGTCAAGCAATTTCACGGTGCCAATGGCAGACGGATGCATCATCAGGCCAACAGTGTTAGCGAATGTACCGGCATACTTATCGCCAGTACCTGCATCAACAGTGCCTGAAGCTACGTTAGCCTTGGGCAGGTTGTTGGTCTTAACGATGGTCAAGCCAGCTACACGGATTACACTGCCACCCGCATAGGAACCTTCGCCACCCCAATCACGGTTCAGGATCTTGGTTGAACGCGCCATTGCATAGAACTCTTGAGGACGAACGAACAGATAGCGTTGACCGTCATCTGCTACGTCTTTCTCATCGAAGAGCTGTGCGGCATCAAATGCCATATCTGCCAGGTCATCGCCGGACGGAATAGTAGCTGAACCAGTGTAGATCTCTGAGCCGCCGAACTGATCAGCGTCATCGATAGTCTTGGATTCACGAGCTGCCAGGCAACCCAATTGAAGCAAGTGCTTATCCAGAGTTTGACCAAGCTTACGGCCCATCTCACCGGAATAAACTGAACGTACATCGTAGTGGTTCTTGGCTTCGTCGATGTTGGCAATGAACTGCGGAGAGATCAAAAGGTCATCGATTGAGATCACACGTTCAGCGTGTTTCAGTTTGCCGCCGTTAATCTCTTGACCAGGAGTGTGATACTCGGCAGACGCACGACCCATTACAGGGAACGAAGCAGACTTACCGTTGGTAATGGTACGGACTTGATGCTTATCCATCATTACTGTGTTTTGTTCAAATGAGGTAAGAACCTCACCGGAGAATACTTTTAGGAACAGAGCGTCTGTGTCACCAGCGCCGTTGATTTGACCTAGCCGTGATACGGTTGCATCAGCCATGGTTATTGCCTCATGTGAAAGATTGCGTGGAGTAGTTGTTTCCTTCGTTCCTCCGAACAGTCATTCATCACGCGGTCACATTAGTTATCCGACTCATCGGGCCAAGGTTCTAAGCGGGAGATCCTGTAGGATTACGAATTGCTCACCGGCTTTGCTGCCAGTGCGAGCTGTACGCCATACACATCGAGGGCTTTCTAAAAGGTAAAAACCTTCACGTAACTCCAGATCGGAGCAAGAGGTGAAGGGTGTTCAACTAAAGAGAGAGGAGAGAGACAGAACTAATAGAAGAGCCTTAAGTCCTTCCTTAGGTGTGGGGTATTATGGTTTAGCCTTCTGTCGTTTGTCATAAGATCTGAAAGCGCCATACCCGAGATAACCTGCGGTGAATGTTGCCCATAACTCTTCGGGGATAGCTTTGAATCCTTTGGAAACATTATCAAAGAAGAGTGTCATCTGTTCTGGATAGAACACACCCACTAAGGGCGCTATGATTACGAGGAAGAGGATCACCAGATAGAACACATACATGAACGAGGGTCTTGCCCTAGATGTCCATGGGTCTTCACTGTTAGCTTCAGCCATGATTGCTGATAGCCTTACAGACATATGTTCTAGCTCACCTTCCTGTTCAAGCTTCTGGAGTTCTCTCTTAGCTTCTGCTTGCTGTTCGGGGTCTGGAAACAGTCGGTCAATTACTTTGGAACCAACGTCAAACAAACCCCCGACAATAGCTGCGGTGCCGAGGGCCATAGGATCTCCTTACAGTACGTTAGATGCGGCCAGCTTCTGCTCAACCTCAGAACGATACGCTGAGTCTTTCTTATAGCGTGGGTCTGACATTGCAGCAGTAACCTGGGCCATCGATTGATAACCAGCGGTAGTGCCTCCGCCTTGTGAGGTAGCACCTGTTAGGTTTGGTTCAGTGGGACGGGCCTTGGTGTACTCATAAGCCACCGCCTTAACTGCCTGTTCCATACGGCGGGCATCGCCTGATTCAACCTCGGCGTTATACTGATCGAGGAACTCACCATCCAAATTGGAAGAGGCCCACTCAACCATATTACCGAAGGCTTCTTCACCACCAACTTGGCCCATGAGTTCAGAACCCATCTGAGCAGCTTTGGCTTCTTGACCTTCAATGAATTGGTCTACCATGTTGCGGGGAATGCCAGCCTTTTCGAGAGCTTCATAGCTAGTATCAGTAAGGCTACCGTTCTCAGCATATTCACTACTGAGGGTTTCCATATCGACACCTTCAGCTTTCTCTACAGCTTCTTCAGCAGTCTTGTTGATTTCTTTCTGAGCATCATCACCGGTCTTATCATCAGTAGTGGTATCTTCCTTATTACCGGAGGACAGCTTTGATTCAAGACTACGATAAGCTTCTTCCAGTTCTTCTTGGGATTTAAACTTACCGAGGATCAACTCATCTTCATTAGGCTTTTCCTCAACTGGAGGAGTGCCTTCAGGGTTCAATGCCTTTTCCTGGGTAGCATCAAACTTATCGGCCATCGCTTGGTCATGACCTTCTGGAGCAGCGGTCTGTTCGTGATCCACTGCAGAACCTGTATTTACAGCTTGTACCATGTCTATCTCACCTCTTTAGTTAAACCAGTGCAGTTGCACCGGAGGGCATCTTACGAAACTCACGGCCATCTTTGCGCTTGGCAGTTGGCTCTACTTTTGGTTCGACTACCGGAGCTGTCTTGGAAGACTTCTTACGGACTTCCTTTCTAGCTTCAGCAGGTTGTTCAATCTTCTGGTCTTCACTCATTAGGTGGAGCCTCCATTTGTGGGCCTTTAGGTGCCATCTTCTCGGCTACCTTTCCGCCAGTCTGTTCCATCATCTGTTGTTGTTGAGCTTGCTGTTGAGCTTGCTGTTGAGCCATCTCTTTCTGTTGGACTTGCTCTTCAGTGTTAATAAGTCCGTCAGTCTTGATACCCAGGGCAGTCGCACGTCGAGTCATGTAATCAGGGAAGTTGACATATTTAGCTAACAGTTCTGGCGGAACGATGTCTGCCATACCTTTCACAAACATATCCAACTTATCCAGATCATTACCTCGACCAAGAGCTTCGATACCTGTGGTGATAGATGGGCTAATAGATCCTTCAGGAAGTTCAGGGATTACCTTCTTCTTCTCAAGGACATAGATCAGTCGCTTAACTAGCGGTAGCTGGAACTCCTGGCTGAGTATCGAGTAGACACCGCCAAGGGCAGCTTCCAGCTCGTTAGCCATGAAGCGAATCTCTTCGGCTGTACGTTGTATTCAACTAGGAGCGTTAACCCTAGCCCGTTCTCTTATGAACTGCTGTATGTTTCCACACAGAGTAGACTATATCTTGTGCCGTCGGCACCCTCACGTTTCGACCCACTTGGGCCTACTCCCTCTCGGGATAGTCGTTACACACACATTACACTACGTGTTTCCATGATCTATAAGTTCTCACACTTTTAATGGTTCCTCTACCAACACAGAGGTTCAACCGGTCAATTATCGACTGGTCGGATACTCCGGCTAAAGCCAGGCTTCTAATGTTGATTACCGCTCTCTCAGTTAATCTTGAAAAGGGATTGATCCCCCCTCGGTTAGTCTTTAGTCCAGTAGAATACGCATGGCGCATGTTCTGTTTAGGACTAACCCATTCAAGGTTACCGGCTGAGTTATTCCACCTGTCTCCGTCTATATGATTTACTTGGGTATAATCTTTTGGGTTTGGATTATAGACAAAGTGGTCTGCAACTAAGCGATGTAGAGTCCGAAACTTATCTAAGTGGATTTTCTTATATCGATTGGTAGCTGATATGGATGTGCCATTTATAGTTACCTTACGCGATACGTTATACACTACACCAGTATCCGATATAGTGTATTCCCACTTAAGAGGTGTTTTTAGATCTTGAATATTTAGTGCTACGGTTCTCATAGAGTTAACCTTGTATGCACGGTATTGTCCTTATTCAGGAGTTTCACCGTTTTAGTGAAGTTTATAGAGGGCTACTTTACCAACCCTCTCAGCATTCCTCTGAATAGCAGAGTTCAACAGGAACCCGTAAGACAGTCGCTCGGTTAACGAACCGATAGTCTGAAAGGCAATGTTGAAGTCAGCTTGTTTATCCATCTGCAGGGTTGTGATATCACCTGCGTTGCCTGAACGGATTGCACCGTTAGGAGCTTCTTGAAGAGTCTTCTTCTGAGTGGTTCCGTTTGGATTCACCAAGAAGAGGATACGAGCAGCAGCGGCTGAACCTTCAACGATGGTTTTGGTAAGGGCTTCAAGGGAACTTAGATCCCCGTAATATTCCTCAACAAAGCCACGTCCATAATCTTCACCATCAATCTGAGTATATCTCAGGGGTATCCATGGGGATTTATCGAGAGGGTATTCACCTTGGGTTCCAGGTACAACCAGGCCATTAGCTTCCTGATAGACTGCCCAGCGGTCTGTCTTACGTGAGATGTGTGTGTACAGTTCGATCTCTTTCTTAGCAGTTTCCGAACTGGCTTTCTCTTGTTTATCGATTGCTTGTCGAATCTCATCTGGAAGAGTAACGCGGTCAACTGTTTCTTGAACCACGATCTCCAAGGCCGTACCTTCTGGATCACGCCGGATTATATAACTGTCCAGTTTGAAAACCTTTGCTCCACCCTTCGGATTCATATACAGCAGGACGTTGCCTGATACGATCAGTTGCTTAAGAGCCTCGCCCGCTGACACACGGATAGCAGACTTCTCAATCTCAGAAGTTACTTCATTCTCAATATCACCAAGGGCTTTATCAAGATCTGCAACTGCATCTGATTGTTCCGCTGCTTCTTTAATCTCAGGGTTATCTACCCGAAGACGGAAGAACGGAGCATTAGGGGGCATCAAAGCCATCAGAAGCTTAGAGGATAAGTTATTAACTCCTCGCGCTCCCAGGCTTTGGAAAGGGGTTTTCAATTTGCTTGATCCACCATGACCCTCTTCGGGCATGAGTGAAGGTATAGTTATCTTGGACGCATCCCTAGCTCGTCTTAGAAAGGGATTACGCTTTGGTTCCAAAAGAGAGTACAAGCCTTTAGCTGTTTGAGCTTCAGGCATGAGACTCCTATTGATTATCTATCGGGGAATGTTTAGACCAGACTGACCACCACCTTGAGCGCCCGCCTTCTTCTTAACTGAGCCTTCTTTACCTTTCAGTCGTCCGGCAGAAGCATCACCTTGCTTGGCAATCCGAAGACCACTGCGGCCTTTCTTCTTACGGTTAACTGAAGATGCCTCATCAGTATCATCTGAATCACCATCACGACCATCTTTAGCTTTCCAGCTTGTATTAGAGAAGCTTTGGGTTCCGGTCTTCATTGTGGACTTTATAGTGTCCCAAGTAGTGACACCGTTATTCTGTCGGTTGATTTTCCCGTAGACAGAACCTGCCGCGTAAGTCTCAGTTATTTTTGGATTAGTATCATCACCATCCCATTTAGTAAACGTGCCGCCATTTACATAATCATAGGTTTTACCCTCAAACTCTAGGGGGTTAGGAGTCTTCACATAAGAACTTCCCACATCACCATAAGTCTGATTTGATTTCAGACTGCCATAACCTGGGTTGTTCCAATCGATAGCGGAAGCTTCACGGTATTGGCGTTGCTGGGTAGAGGTGGTGACTTTCTTTTCACGGTTGTTATTACTACGGAAATCAGCCATTAGCTTCCTCCTTTAGCCCCAGGCAGATTCAAACCTCGTGCTTGGTTCTTTGGAATCCGCAAGCTATTTCGACCAGTCTTCTTACTCTTATCTCCCTTATTAGGAGACTCAGGTGTTGACTGCTCTTGTGCTGCAGATGTCTGAGTGGCTGGAGGTGCAGGAGGTGCAGGGGGCTTCGGAGGTTTAATAACTTGCGGTTCTGGCATATCAGGTGCTGACATACACATAGATGTATTTACTCCATCATGATGTTTTCATTCTGTTCCTCAAAGACAGCCTTCAAGAACTCAATTAGATCTCTCTTCCCTTTATAGGCAAAGATCTCTCGCTCTGTTTCATGTAGCTCAGGACATTTGCGAGGGAAAGTCAGATCAAGTTCTGTTAGAAGGTCTTGCGAAACTCTTGCAGATAAACCCATAAGTCCTCTAGTAGTTAAACCTAAGGTTATCGAGAGGATTACCCTCTTGGATCTCCTTAGGTGTGGGTTAATAGATGATCAGGTCACTTCACAGCCACCGGCACCACAGGCAACTTCACCCGCTAGGTCAGTGTTGTCATGCTCTTCATAGACATTCGTGAGGTCAATCTGATGGAGATTCTTAGATAGACGGTCAAAGTCTTCCTTAGAGATATCCTCGAAAGGAGCCTGAACGTATGACCCACCGTGGTATGGAAGAACTGCGATACCGTTGTACTCATGGCGATGATCCCACATCCATTTACCTACAGCGTCCCACTCATCGTCTTGGACTGAGATGGTGCAGGATACGTTGTGAGCATTCTTACCGTTACGGTGACCAGTGCCTATCCACTCAGTGTTGAACCGAGAGACACGCGCTAGTAGATCGTTGGGATCTTCTGTCCTGATGATTGAACCTTCAGGGGCTTCTTGAGGGATAGACACCACGGCCATAGTATCCGGACGGAACGCTTCATCTTCCACCAGCTCCGGATGTCGGACACTAAGGTAATCATAGAGCGCCTCGTTCTTACCCACTCGCATTCTTCGGATGTAGTGGTGGTTGTGCCAGGCGTGAATGCCAGAGGATGAGCCAAGTACAAGAGAACTGGTTCCTGATGGCTTAACAGTTGTGGTGCGGGCTGCTTTGTTAATCCCAATGAGTTTGGCAACGCGGGCATTCTCCTCTTTGACTGCTTCTGCTGCAGCCACCAGATCAAGGCCAAGGACTGCGCCTGAGGCGATCCCTGTCATGCCAACACCGATCAAGGCATCTTCTTCAGTAACCGCTTTCCAACGAGGGTTCAGGTAATGAAAGTCTGTGTAGCCAGCTTGAATGGTTCCGATGAAGGTAGCCGCTTTGACACGCTCTTCCAGATCCGCTTGGCTTTCGATGTTGGTTGCATTTATATCGGTCAAATTACAAAATTGATAGGGCTTCAGTGCGATTTCACAACATGGATTGCAGCCCCAATCTAAATCGTTCGTCCAGTAAACACCTGGCTCACCCGACCCTGAGTTCTCTACTTCTTTCCATAGGCTCTGAAACTCTGACTCAGTTACTTCACCGCGAGGGAGTACCGCTGAGTTATTCGCTCGGCCACGCTGGGGGTTATCGATGTACCACTCACCCTGCTTACAGGTCAGCATCGCTTCATCGTCACGATCAAACAGGCAGATCAAAGCTGCTCGGCGGATACCACCGGCTAGAACAGCATCGGCAATGAAGCAGAGGATGTCATGGACTTCGACTGTTCCAAGCTGTGTGTTGGCTCCACGGGATTTGAGAGCAGTCTTCAAGACCTTCTCTACGTTTCGCACACACTCAGCCAATGGTTCAGGCCCAGGCGCTTTACCGCCAGAGGTAACCAGTTCGGCACCTTTAGCTCGGATGTCAGAGAAGTCAAAGCTTGGACGTGGCTTACCGTAGAAGTAGGATTCCACCAGAACCTTAATGGCATCTGCCCATCCCTCAATGGAATCACCCACCAGGAACCGGCGATCACACCAGTCAGTACCAACCAGCGGCGGTAACTTATTGACGTGACGCTTCTGAACTGAGTAACCCATGCCTGTACCACCCAATAGGAGGAACATGGCTTCTGAGAATATCGAGGGCATCTCTGCTGGAGCATACGCACAGTTGAAGATTCGGGAAGGTGCCTTGAAGATGGGAGTACCACCAAACTGTAAGGAACGCATTGAAGGCAGAACCTTACGTTCCATGACGAACTTACTGTACACCGTAGCAATCTCATTGGAGATCTTTGGGTACTGTTCCATGTGCATCAAACAGTTTCGCTGGATGATTTCTTCAAAGGTTTCGCGGCGGGATAAGCTGGGAATGTACTTAGAATATTTTGAAAACACTACGATATCTGAAAGGATCTGTGTTGTCTTATGCATTGTGTTCCTTGTTAATATGAGTCTTTAACGAACTGGCCATTAATCAGCTTGCCAGTCCGTTTGGTGATTTTATTGAGGGCAGCTTCCAGACATGTCTGAAGATGTAACCCACGGAAATTCGCTTGGATAACACAGGTCACCAAGACATCACCAAGTTCATTCTTGATGGCTTCGCGGTTTGGTTCTCGCTCTATTACTTCATCGTAAAGCTCGTCAGCCTCTTCTAACATCTTGCTCATCTGAATGATTGGGTTTGACTTATCAAAGATACCTTTCTGTTTAGCCCACCTGACTACTTCTACTTCCAACTTTTCAACTGTTGTTACATCCATCTTCTTTTCTCCATGTTTCAATGGCTACCATTCGAGTGCCATAGTGGGCAACCTTCTCGGCATTACGTAGTGGATCATCCCCAGGCTTACCGTCACCCATACGGGCCTTACACTTACGGATGAGTGCTTTGAATGCTTCACCTTCTTGAAATGACATATCCAAAGCTTCAATGAGATCTTCTGCTTCTGCTGTGTAAGGATCTAGCCGCTTAGGGTTCTTAACGAATATCAACCAGTAATCATTATCTGTTCCGGAAGATGTTGTGGGGATGGGTGTGTCATCAGATATATCGTTTCTCATGCTGGGTTCCAAAGCTTCACCTCTTTAAGTTTAATGTCGTAGTCTTCTGATCGGAGGATCTTGGCAACCCTCGCCTGTCTCAGAGCTTCTTCTTCACACAGCCCTGCTTTGATAAAGTGGGAAACGATTGCCTCCCATCGAGATCCAACAGCACACTTCTTCCACCGGAGTTCCATCTGGTCTTTCCGTGGCCCTGACTTAAAGGTGTGTTCATATTGTTCCCAACCAAACGGTTCAGCCATGATTTCCCACGCCGTTGTTTCACCAATGCCTGGGCAACCTGCATATCCATCTACTGTATCTCCCATAAGTGTTTGAACTAGGTGAAAGGTATCTGCCTCTTCCTCAGTTACAACCAAGTGTTCCTCTTTGTGCATAACATAATGTCTACCAGGGATAGTCAGCAGGTCTTTATCTTTGGTGATGATTACCTTGTCACCCTTAAGACCATCCCATGTAGCTAGGATTCCGAGGACATCATCAGCTTCAAGGTTAGGATGGGTTATGGTGGAATACTCAAGCCTAATGTGTTCCTTCAAGAGCTTCAATAGCATCGGCCTCCGGATGAAATCACGGTTGGACTTGTAGGTTGGTAGGATGTCCTTACGGAAGTTTCCCTATCAGATAGGGCAATGATGATACGATCAGCCTTTACTTCATTAGCCATCCGTCTGATCTTGCTCTCCATCTTAGCGATAGCAGGGGCTTCAAGTGCATGGAGTGTCCATGTTCCGTCACCCCAATTGATAGGCTCTTCTGCGGAGATAGCAGCTTCATATGCGAAGATGTCCCCATCTAATAATGCAATTGTTTCAGTCATCTGTAGTTTCCTTTATCTGTTCGGCCATATCGATTACACACGGCTCACATAGGAAGGTAGTGGGTTTCCAATAGTTACTCGATAACACGAAGACTCGCTTTCCAACAGTCAGTCTTTTTGAACAGCCGCAACATACGGATGATCCACCTACAAAATTAGCAGTTAGTCTAAATTTCATAGCAGGTTTCCTTTTGGAATAGAATTGATAAGCGGGAAGTAAAACGTGAAGGTTGATTGGTGGAAGGCTTAGTTCAGGCCAGTGGACGGTCATCATTCTCCTAGTGAGTTTCTGCCCAGTTCGATCCTATTTTGGACTCAGCATCTACTTCACATTTCCAATTGAATTGCCTACCAGCTTCTCGGAAAGACTCCACTGATATTTCGGCTACCTTTTTTGAAATCTCTTTGCGAACTTGAAGTTGATACTCATCGTGACAATGTAAAACCATCGCCCAATCCTTTCCCCATTCATATCCAGCAGCGGTTAGATTATTGTAAAGATTTACTGTGGCTTGCTTAACAAGTAACCCACCGGCTGACTGTAGGAGAGTATTCAGTGCTGAGTATTCAGCCCTTACGTGAAGGATTCTCCCGTCGATACCTTTAAGACTTCCCTTCTGTTTTACAGCTACACCAATAGCATCCTTGAGATACTGAAGTGCAGGAGTCTTCTTAAGGAAAGAGGTCTTTAACTGTTTACCAACCTTCGGGCCTTTATTAACTATCTCACCGATCTTTGCGTCACCAGCACCATAAATGAGACCGTAGATGAAAGTCTTAGCGTTATCCCTAGTGGGTAGACCAGCAGCTTTCTGATTGGTTGTGTGGATGTCTGTGCCTTTAGACTTGTCACCTGTCTCAATGATGCGGGCATACTGTCCACCATCCCATCGAGCCATGTAGTGAGCCAAGCAGACCAGCTCAAGTTGACTGGCATCCGAACCTACCAGATCAAAGCCTTCATCCACGGTGAATAGACCACGGCAATCAGAACCATACAGAGAACCGGTAGCAGGAACTTGGGCCATATTGGGGGTGGAATGCGTACAACGTCCAGTAACGGCACCGTTAGTATTGACGCGGCCATGTATCCTCCCGTTTATCTCTAACTTCAACCATGCGGAATCTCCTTCGGCTATCTGTCCAATCCTCTTATCGAGAGTGAATCGATCACCAAGTAGTTTGGCTTCCGGATACTTAAGCTTACCGAGGATTGTTTCATCAATCTTGGGTTGACCAGTCTCCGTGAAGTCTTTGGGTTTCCAGCCATACTTAGCGGATAACCTACTGGCTATCTGTTGGCGTGACCCAGGGTTAAACTCTTGAAGCTTGACCTTTGTTAGAGGTGTGTCTTCAAGATACCCTGATCTCTTATTACTTCTCTTAGGAGTAAAGGCTCCAGTATTGACGTACCATGCTTTAAATATCCCATCGAGTTCCTTATCAATCTCATCTCGCTTACCGAGCAGCTTCATGTAAAGCTCAACAGCTTTCTCTTTGTTGAACTTAAACCCGAACTGTTCCTGCTTGTTGATCACATAGGCAAAGTTATGCTCAAGCTCAATGGCTCTCTGTGAGTACATCTTGGACTTGATCTTCTTCCATAATGCTAGTGTTACTTCAACATCCTGTTCACAATATTCTTGCATCGCAGGGTTCCACTTCTCCCACGGATCAAGACCTTCAGCTTCCATGTTCTTCGCATAGTCACCCTTATGAAGACCGAGGCGGTAACCCCAAGCTTCAAGTGAATGAGATCCTCTCATCTTGGGTGGGAGACTCCCCTTCTTGATTAAGCCAATGTCTCTTTCAGCGAGGTCAGGCCATATCAAACGGGACAACAGTAGGGTATCTACCAGCTTGTCCCTTGAGATATTGAACCATGGATAAACCTTCTGGATGGCTCCCATATCAAAGCCAATACCGTTATGGAAAACGATCAACCCTTCAAATTCCATTAGGTATTCAAGACCTGGCTTCAGGTTCATCTCGTAATAACCGAGGGGTGAGTCGTAGGGTGCGTCCGTACTGTCATAGCAGGAGTAAGCATTGTTCGGTGTTGTGTCGCTCTTCAAGCAGAGGGAGTGAACCTTTGTTAACTGAGGGATTAAACCATCAGTCTCACAGTCGGCTACCATTGCAGGTGTCTCTTGGATATTTAGCATAATACGTCCTCTCGTTGGAGTAACTCGCTAACGGATAGATACAGCTAAAAGTCAGGCTCAAAGCCGTGGTCTTCTGCTGTCTGTTCTTCTGACTGTTGTTCGGAAAGCGTTCCTGTTTCCTTGTCGTAACTTAGAAGTATGGTATTACCTGTTGCCTGTCCTGTGTATCGATCCTTAAGGCACCTTAAGGTTGTAGGAGCGTCTGGTTCTTGCTGCGAGCGTTCTAGCCCAAACATAAAGAAGCACCAGAACCCAATTGCTCGGGAACCCTTGAAGTGCCGGATCATTACACGGCCACCTTCCTCATGAGGCTTACCTTCCGGTGTTGCCAAGTGGGAGATGAAGTGGACAATAATGTTTAGCTCTTGGGTTAGTCCTGCCATGGACTTCATGATCTGCTCAAGGGATTCCTTCTCTTTAGCTGGGTCAGCCATTGCGGTTAGGTGATCAACATAGAACAGATAGACACCCTTAGCGGCCATGTACCTAATCTTATTCTCAACCCGTTCCCACTCAGCGTTACCCCATGAATCATAGAAGGTGACCTTACCTTTAAGCTTCTGGATCTCTACGTCTTTATCCGCTTGAGTCCAGTCACCATCAGGAATGTGGAACTGTTTCTTAGCAGCCTTACCTGCAATCCGTGTGGCTGTCTCTGCTGGCTTCTGCTCCAGGTAGATGACACCTACACTTTCATCCAGAGTATTGATGTCATACTCCATCTGCTGGGTGAACAGGTCAGTCTTACCGGCACCGGTGCCAGCACCAAACCCATAGACCTCACCTCTACGGCGACCATAGGTATAACGAGTTAGCGAAGGTAGGAACCATGGAAGTCCCCATTCGACTGGCTTACTGAGTTCTTCAAGGATGTCATCAATCCCCACCAGACCATCCGGACGAAACTCATGGGCATTCCACATACAGGCTACGAGGTCTGCCCCTCTACCCTGCTGAAGCATCTCACTGGCATCTTTCTCCGGAAGGATAGCAATCTTGGCCTTACCAGGTTTCATCAACTCAGCGGCCAGCCTTACGTTATCCTGTCCTGCATCATCCATATCGAAACAGAAGATGACTTCATCAAATGAATGGAGCCACTCGATGTTTGTCTTGATAGGATCTGCGAAGTTACCGGCACCGCTGGGTATCGATACGACAGGCCACTTGTTACCTTGAGCCTGTGACAAACTCATCGCGTCTATCTCACCTTCAACAACAACGATACGCTTACCGCCAGATTGCCATAGGTGTTGACCAAACAGTTGGAGATTTTCAATATCAAAGTCACCAGTTGTATAGAACTTCTTGTTAGCCCCACGGATCTTCTGAGCAGCTACCTGTTCTGATTGATCTCGATAAGGAGCCACTTGGACTGTTCTGCCTTGATCATCCTGTGCAACCCTGTAGCCAAACTTCTTGCAGGTATCTTCGGTTATCTTCCTCTTACGCAGGGGTTGGAACTCTCCACCCTCAATGAGTTTTTTTCCCACTGTTGGCTTCCTCCTTTTAGTTGGTTGCTGGGGTGAACCCTCTGCCCACTCATTAATATTAATACCACATGAAAAACACTTACCGAACCCTGATGTACTTATAGAGTAACCATCTGAGGAAGAACATCTTGGACAAGGGATGTGGGTTTCTACCCAGCCCTCTGCACTACCTTTTTGCATAAGTCCATGACCTCATTATCGGTGAAGCGATGTTTAATAGTCCCTGCCTTATAGAGTTCAGCCAGCCGCCAAGCAGCACGATGTTGTAGCTCTTCAATGGCTTCATCTTCTTTAGCCAGAAGAGTGGACTGTTGGACTGCGTACTTGTCCAGGTTATCGACGGTCTTCTGGAAGTTCTTCAGGATTGAGTTCAAAGTAATGTTCATAAATATTATTCCTTACAGGTAACCGAGGATTGCACCAAGAGGGGCGAGGAAGATACCGATGACTCGGACGATCTCCAGAGTAGTAATGATGTCTGCGCTTACGAACTTAACGATGTTGGCAACCCAACCGTAAGCGGCAAGGAGGACAATCAATAGAACGATCAGTCCACCACACATTTCACTACTGAAATCTCTAGTGCGGATCATTGGACACCGCCTACATAATGGATATCAAATAGAAGTGGGAAGGAGGCATCACTAAATACTTGAGGCTGCCCCGCCATACTAACAACGACATTAAGCCCATTGTTTTCCGTAACACGGAAGTAACCATCGGACTCAACCAATAGTGGATCACAGAAGATAGTCTTTAGGCCGTTAAGAATCCGGTAGACGTTACCAACCTTCAATTGGTTCACATGGGTAATGTCTTTATTCAGAGTATACTCAGCAAACCGTTGGCCGGTCATTTGGTTAATCCTCATCTCAGTCTTAACGGGAAACCCTGAGGCTTTAAGATCAGCGATGCGGCGTGGCAAGGCCATGATGCCAAAGTCCATCAGTGCAGAGCGTTGGGTTAATGCGCCATCTTTCAGCAGAACTTTACGAATAGTATTTACTTGAGTCATTGCGATCTCTCACAGTTGTCGTGGGATTCTAGGAAAAAGAAGTCCCAACCGATTAAAGCTGGGACTGTCCTAAGGTGTGGGGTATTAGATGGGTGCTGGGGTTAACCCGATGCGCTCCATCCATTTTTTTAACATCAAAACTTGGACACGCCTTAGGGCTTGAGTCCGTTAGTTCAATCAGGTCGCAGTGACCCATGATGTGTTCGTTATCAATATTGAACTCAGCCCGTGAGCCGCCAACCAGCCAGTACAGTGCGTTATACTGTTCATGGGTATAGTTATCTGAGGGGTTCTCCATATCCAGATCCATACCACCTGCTAGACAGATGCCAATAGCTCGTTTGTTCCAGCCAGCACCGCAGCCACCCACATGAGCGCCAGGCTTATCGACTGGACGACAGCGGTCACCGTTAGCTTTAGACTCAATGATTCCGTCACGGCGGATAACATAGTGATAGCCATTACCAAGCCAACCTTGGGAGCGATGCCAGCGGTCTATGTCTGCTGCTGTTACCTCTCGATCATACGGTGTGGCACTACAATGGATAATGATGTGGTCTTTCATTTGATTCCTGCCTTCTTGAGAGCCTGAAGACTGGCCTCGCAGGGCTTCTCCTTCATCCACTCCTCTGGTATTAATTGTTTATCGTAAGCAAAGCCATGCTTCTCACACCACATGGCGTAAGTAGTCTTGCTACCTTTACTGATCTTGCTTTTGGGGTTTGAGAATACGAATCGGATATCAAGTTCAGGATGCTGAGTCTTGATGATTAAATGTTTCTTTCGATCCGCTACCATAAAGCGGCCCTTGGTTTCTACAACGATACCGTTAGGTAGAACCCAATCAGGTGTGTACTTAGCATCCCTCGGTGGGTACATGAAGTGAACCTTATGCTCTTCATACTGAACCTTCACGCCACACTCTTTGAGATGCTCGGCATTGACTTCCTCCAGACCACTCCGGTAACCATTCTTCAAAGCAGTCTCTCTGCTAGTCGGTTTGGTTACCTTCCGAGTGAAAGGTTTAGAAGTCATCATCACCCTCTTCCTGACCATCAGCCTCTTCATCTTGGCCTGTGGTATCGTTATCATCTTCCTCATCGAAACCGTCAGCCTTACCTTCAGGCATATCATCAGTCGAAGAGTCGAAACCTTCTTCTTCACCAAAGCCATAGTCTTCACCGTCAGCTTCACCGCCGAACACAGGGTTAATTACCTGGGCAGCTTTCAGACGTAGAGTGATGCCAGCTTCAGCATCCTTGGCGTTGTAGTAAGGAACACATTCAAAGGAGATCTTTGCGGTGGTGCCGTTCCATGGATTCTTGGGCGGCGAGAACTTCTTACCTTTGGCATCAAACAGTAGAGGTGCTTGAGTAAATGCTTCACCTTCAGCCGGTTCAACGTAGGCTTTCAACTTGAACTTAACGAACAGCTTTCCATCGGTACAATAGAACGGAGCGTCCTGTGCTTCTTCAACTTCAATGGCCTTGCCTTTCTTCTTCTTGCCGTTATGGATCTCAGCGAACTTCTCAACGGAGTCTTCAAGAGACTGCTGCAGGAAATCCAGAATCGTACCCTGGGGCTTACCCTTGGCATCAAATAGCATGGCATCTTCTGGTAGCTCGATCTCTGCCTTGTAGTCACCATGAGTGCTGAACTTGGTGTCAGGCGTTGACAGGTATGGATAGATCAGAGTGCCTTTCGGTGTAACGTAGCGGGTATTGCGTGTGCTTGTTGCCATAATATTAATCTCTCAGTATTCGTAGGTTTCGCGGAGTGCGTTGGTGTCGATCCCATCTGCCAGTAGTCGGCTTTCAAGATCGGTGGGGACTAGCTGCCCTTCACGTAGAAGAGCCATGAACATATCGATGTCGGTGTCTTGCATGGTTCTTTGTCCTTAAGTGTGGGGTATTAGTGTTGGAAGCGTTTGAGCAGGGTTAAGAACCCATCAGCCCGTAGGTCTGAGATCAATACCTTGCCGGATTCAGTAGGGTAGATTTCTGTCCGACCGGTGAACTCTTCGATCTTCTCTTCAAACAGTCCGGAGAACTTGCGGTACACACGGTAGGCACCTCCCTGACGATAGAGGTATCCGAGTGCGAACAGATCAGTCTTGGTCTTCATGGAGTTAACGTCAGTGAACGTCCGAGCAAACCTAGAGATAGAGTGGCGGTGGGTTCCTACTGTTACCTGCAGGGAGTCTCTGCGCTTTTCTGCCAGTTGACGCTGCTGACTCTCTGCTTCCAGTTGTTCTTGGGTATCCGCAGCTAGACGGAGTGCTTCAGCAAATGATTGAGGGAGCTTCGGCTGGGCTGTTTGAGCCTCTAGTTCCTGCCAGCGGTCAACCAGCTCGGTGGTAAACTCTGGGGATATGCGAGCAACCACCACATAGCTGTCTCTCTGGTTGACGTGATAGACGGTTGTCGGTTTTCCACCGCCTGGTGTCGGTTCCGCCATTGGCGTAAACGTAATTAGTCCTCTATCAGCCAGTCTTTCTATCGTCAACTTCACCGTGTCATGTCTTGAGCCAATCACCACTTGAATCTCACGGCTGCTCATGGTCGGTTCATTGGTGTTGCTGTTGGTCATCATCAGATTGTTCATTGGTATCTCTCTCTCAGTTGTCGAGGGTATGGTTGGTGGCCTGTCCTAAGGTGTGTGGAATTAATAGATATTGCAGGGTGAAAGGAGGGGGTGACCGTTGGGATCTTCAAAGATTTCAACACCTGGTACAAACGTGACTGCTTCAGCGATTGAATAGCTACCGTCTGGATTGCGTTGTTGGGTCGTTACTTGAACAACACAGCCTGTACCAGTCTCCATGGCCTTTGTGGATTTCATCCAGCCTTCGTCCTCACTGGATGCCTTACAAAGCAACTTGAATAGGTCACCATTCCCAAAGAACTTAATATCTCTGACGTTCTTCTTGGCACCGTTTACATCACTGTTATGTAGTGTCTTATTCATGAGAGGTTCCTACTGTTGAATTGAAATGCTGGTCTGTCCTAAGGTGTGGGGTATTAGATACCAACCAAAGGAACAGACCTACTAACGGATAGATCAGGCGAAGAAAAAGTCGGAGTCAACCACACGAGATAAATCCAATGTGCCTTTGATAGGTAGCTCGGGGATCTCTGCGCCTTCTGGTAGCTGAAGCTTCAGTTCTTCTTTGAACTCTTCCAGAACGTCATGCTCTTCATACATATCCACGAATGAGTTCCTCAGTTCCTCGGCCAGCTTCCAAGCGTTACCGGCGTGTGTGCCATAGGAGTCATGTACCAGACCAAGCGACCGGATACCGTAAGCCCAGCAGCGGCGAATAGTTTCACGCATATGGCTGGCATCCATGGAGTGAACCCAATTAGGAGCGATACCATTAACCTGTTTGTTACGGTCAAGCTTAAGCTCCCCTGGCTGCTCCTGTGCGATGCTCATAGTCATCCGTACACCGCCAAACGTCAGTTCGATACGCTTGGTGTCGAGCTTTGGGTAAGCCTGTAGGACAGGTAAACCATCAGGAGTATCCCAACGGATCGGTAGCCCTTCCTTCGCAGCTATCCGAGCAGCCGACTGGAACCAGTCCATAGCTTCCCTTGCGGCAACAACCACACGAGCTACAGCTTTCCAGATGAGCTTGCCCATATAGGCCGCAGCGGGCCAACCTGAGTGATCCCACGGGAAGTCCTCACCCATGGATAGCTTGGCGGGCTTCACTGTGTCCACATTAACCTGATCCTTGAAGCCAAACTCTTTGGCTCCGTAAGCTAGTGTCATGCATAAGTTCAGATAGGTTCGCTATACCTACCCCGCGCCATTACACGCAGCCCACCATTCCTGATGGGATCGGACTATATCATCTAGTGAGGCGCTTCCACCGGCAATCGCTTCCGGCGTACTCCCTTGCGGGATAGTCTCTACACCTTCCAAGAGGTGTTGACTCATAGTTATCCAAATGCTTTCCAGCACTCGTGTTCGATTTGATGGCATCTCTTGCAGAGCAGCTCAAAGTTCTCATAGGTGTTATGCGTCCTATCATGATCAACATGGTGGACACACCAGAACTGTGGAAGTGCTTCTGCCAGATCCTTACTGCATCTTTCGCAGTATCTGACGTGAGTCTTATATTCCCTGCTTAGCCGCATTGAGAATAGTCCGATACCGTCCTTGTAAGCGTAGTGATCTCGCCCTACCTTGTCTGTATGATTCCCTCCATGGGGCTTCATTGGGTTATCCGAGGCGTTTCTCTGATCTCTATGCTTCTGCCATTCAACTTTCTTCTTACAACGCTTGGAGCAGAACTTAGCCCCTGGCCCTGATGAGAGGAAAATATCTTCACAATAATAACAAGTCACTTCGCGTTCTTTCATGTGGTTCTCCTTTGGTTAGGAGCCACACCTCTTAGCTTGGCTCGGGATTGTCCGTTCTGGATGTTCCCCGAATTCACCTCATTTACCGCCCGCCATTTTAGACAACGGGCCTTTTGCAGACCTTCCGGTCAATACCCAGCTTGAGCCAACCCTTCGCCAGGTCTTGGATCTCTTCATTCTCTTCATCACCGTACATGGCATCCTTGATCACCATATCCTTCACGATGTCAGCCACACGCTGGTAGATATCAGCGGGCTTATCCAAAGGTATAAGGTTCACGGCCTCACCACCTACCGGATCTCTCAGGGCAGCGGAGAAGTTCTGGAGGCCATTACATGAACCATCCATCTGAATAGGCAGTGTTGACACGTACCCAAACCCTTCCTGCTTAAACTCTTGCCATTCAAAGCAGAACGCTAGGAACTGGAAGGGATCATCAGCACCATCCCAAAAGCGATTGTTGAAGGGATCTTCAGCCGCAGCGAGGATTGCCCCTTCGTTCTCTTCGACCCATTGGACACGTCCCTCAAGACTGTCCTTGTCATAACCGAAGACGTTGGCTCCGTGGATTGCAAGCCATGCCCTGCCCTCTTCGTCCTCAATAGGTACACCATTGGCGAACGTGAGCATACCCTTGGCAAGGTCGGAACCCTGTGGGTTGAGGAACATGGGGACAGCATAGGCACGACCACGGAAATCCATCTGATGTGGGAAGTAGATTGTTTCCTCATTCTTAAATGATTCAGATACCGATAGGATCTTGACTAGCTGGAGTCTCAGAGATCTAAGTTGATCGTTTGCTGTGTGAACATCGGAGGCTCGGCGCTTCCACTGCTTGAACTCATTGAGATGTTCTTCTGTCCACTCTTCGCGGGGATACTCACCAGTCTCAAGGTTAGCCAACCAGGGGGGCTTCGGTGGGATATCATAGTTCTCAGCTTTCGGGATGTCTCCTAGAGTGGAACCGTTCCGCCAGAGGATAGTTGCAGTGTCAAGAATACGTTGGTTGATCTGCCAAGCCGTACTCTGCATAGCGTTCAGTGCGTCATAAACGTCCGGCATATCCAGCTCACTCAACTCTTGGAGATAGGGCCGGTTGTGTGTCTTGATCATCGTTAGGCCGCGCACACGGGTTGTCCAGTAGCCTCCATCGAACGGTGTAGTCCATGGCTTAGGCTGAACGATGGTCGGAAGGTATACCGGTGTCATGATCTCCGAGCGTGAGTTCTCATCTTCGATCCACTTCATGGTTTCTTCGGTGGCCGTGATGAAGTCGATGGTTGAGTTCTTACCGGTGTGGCGGGTAACACGTTTAACAAGTCCAGTCTTCTGAGCAACGATGTCGATTAGCTTGGTGCCAACATTGGCTTTAGTCCGGAGGCTCCAGGTAGTGTATTCAATCCCACGGTTCTCCATGTTGGTCTTCATTACCTTACGGGTCATATCATAGGGGCGATGCTGAAGGTTCTTCTCTTCACGCTTACGTAGCCACTCATAGGCTGACTTATCGGCGCTCTTAAACTGCTGATAAGCGATCTCATCTTCAATCATGTTCGCTATACGGAACGATGTAGCTGTCATCCTACGTTCTGCTGCAACTCCATCAAGGATTACACGGCAAGCTATCAGAGCGATGGGTTCCGCAGCTAACTCTTGAAGTGGGCCTAAGGTTGAATGCCTCGGGCCGGTCTTACCGGTTGCTGACTCTATGAACTCATTGATTCCTTCAGCTACCATCTCAGTGGCATAGTGTAATAACTTCTTGACACTCTTGGTTTCAGTCTCTCGGCCTGAGTCCCTTGCTTTATCAATCTTATTCCAGTGGCGATCAATACCCATACCACGCATCTTATTCTCTAAGACTGTCTGCTGTTCTAACTTACTCTCAAACTGAGGATCTTCTTGGATCTCTCTAATAATCTGGTCAGTAATTGATTCACTCATCTAACAGTCTCTCTCTTTAGGTTATCTATAAGAAGTCTTTAAGAAGTCTTTAAGTTGTCTTAAGTAGTAACCTATAGTTAGTAATCTTATAAGTCCTTACCCCCCTTACCCCCCTTTCCTAAAAGTTCCCTGCCTCAGGTGTGGGGGTATTAGGTCAGAACTCACCACGTAACGCCTCACGCCACGCCTCAGGCTGCTAAAGCCATGAATTAGATTAACTACAGGATAGGTTAGTACAAATAGAAAAGCCCCTGCAGGACAGAGGCTATAGTACATCAGATGTGGGTTATATTCAACTGCGGATAGTTATTACAACACCTTTTGAATCCGATGCAATGAGATTTCAAATAGATAACTCACTGTTTATAAAGCATAATAGGTATCCTCTGTTGGGTTAAACTCACGCCACCACCACAGTTACGCCACCGTTTGAGCCATTGGCGTGATCTGCAGATTGAGATCCGTTGTAGTCATTACCCTCTAAAACTCCGATAGCATCAGCCAGGTTACTCGGTGCCATATGGACATACCGCTGGGTAGTCATGATGGTTGCGTGACCGGCTAGATCCTTAATAACTGATAGAGGTACACCCTTCATAGCCAACCGTGAACAGAACGTGTGACGCATGATGTGGGGGACAAACTGAGCATCCATTATCAACTTCATGTGATGTCTAGCCCGGTCCCAATAGTAACGAAGAGCGTCACCCGAGAGATCAGCGAACAGTTTATCAGTTGGGCCTTCTGTTTGCTTCATTCTTTTGGTCAACACTTCGTTGGCTCTCTTGGTCAATGGGATAGACCTGGGCTTGCCACCCTTGGATTCCCATATGTAGAACTTACCATCGTGTACGTCCCTACTCTGCATCTTTAGCAGCTCACCTCTACGCGCTCCGGTATCCAGACCAACCTTAATAAAGTCAATCATATCGTGGTTATCAGTGAAGGCGAAGAAAGCTAATAGCTCAACTTCCTCCTCATCAGAGATCCACCGGATTCTATTCTCAGGCTCTCTTCTACGTGGAATATCAGGGACGGTCGGAATGTACTGATGCTTCTTAGCATATTGCAACATGGTTGACAGTGAGGACATCTTCCGGTTAATCGTGCTATCGGAGTTACCTATCTGAACCAGCTTTACAATCATATCCTCAATGCGGCGGGATGATACCTGAGTAACTGGCAGATCCCAACCCAACATATCACATACTAACCGTGTGTTAAGTGCTGGCCCCTTCGTATCCTTGTTACTTGACCAGTGATGTGCCAGAGCCTCTTCTCTTAGGCGACTTAAGGTTACCCCTGTGGATACCCCTGTCCTCGTTTCTCCAAGGTCTACAGGGCGGCTGTTGCGTAGGTCTAATCGGGCTTGCATCTCCCAGGTTTCAGCGTCTGCTCGGTTATCAAACGACCGGCGATAGCGTTCCCCTTTATGATGAACTGTCGATAAGAACTTGCGGCCTCTCTCAGCTATAGGCATAATGCCCTCCTTCGCTTTTCTAGTGAACTGCCTGAGTGATGAAATTGGTATACATGAGGGATTCAAAATCCCTTGCCTTTACGGGCGTGTCGGTTCGAGTCCGACCTCAGGCACCATCCTGCTTTGAAGCATCAACTATCCCACACAGTGAGGCAGCAACACGCCTACCTCCTGTTGTCATTTTGATGACCTTCCTTCGCCTCTCCATAGGGTCTTCCTCGGCTACTACCAACCCGTAACCATCCTTGTCATGCCGAAGCTTGTCGGACAACAGCGCCACATTGCGTGAAGTTGTAGACTGAGCTAAACCACACTTCTGGCCTAGATCCTTCATGGTGATCCCTTCGTTTAATGCGATGGTCACGAATATGCCAGCGGTTTGCATCTGCATATCAGGGTAGATCTTCCGGAACTCTTCGATGATCTGGAAGACTCGCATTAAGTCACGCTTATTAATTGTCATGGCGGTTGCCTCTGTGATTTTTCTAGGTGGCTACCCAGGTTCCGGACTGATCACACAATGTAATCGACCAAACCAGACAGTGATATCGCCCGTTTCCTTGTCTTTATCATAATCGAGGAAATGGTTTCCAACCACTATTGAAGGGTATTCAATAAACACTGATCTCTTGAACGGCTTAATATTAACTAATTGATTCACACTTTACAACCTTTATTAGATCTGTTCTGTCAAGGGATAGGATAAAGTCATTTAACATAGATGTTTAACTCTTGACCTACTCTTTGAAATTCTCTCGATCTAACAAGCGGTTAAAAGTATTCTATCGGTGCTTTTTAATAATCTACTCCCCTCTTGCTTGATTAATCAGTTATCGGATACCTGATGTGAACTTTAACCGGCTACGTTACGTAGTGTCAATCTTAGTGTCCAAAATCCTTCTGAATAGACTGCATGACACTGAAAGCCCTTCTCGATGGCTCTCTTTAGAAAGCCTGTGGCATCCCTTAAATGATAGTATAGATGAACCTCTACCATGCTACTGACCCTCTAGCGGTTAGGTTGCTTGAGCTTGTCTCTGGCTGTCCTGATGATCTTATCGGCAGAACCTGGGTGGCTTAGGCGGTTATCCTTCGCTCGTTTCTGTTGGTATTCCCAATGTTGACGCTGGGCGTTGTTCATCCGACTGGTTCCTCCAGCTTCTCCTCGCAGAAGATCCCACACTCAACCTGCATAGACTTCAAGGCAGCGCCTTTAGCGTCATTTGGTAGCTCATCGAGATAGACCCTCGGGCTTTTTAGGTGGCCTTTAGAATCATATAAAGAGACAGCGCCTGGGCGGGTGTCAATCCAGAAACCTGCATCATTCATGTAACACCAAGACAGAAACCGAGGATGGCACCTGGCAAGCTTGGCCCCAATCCGCCGAGACTGTGTGGCCCTAGCAGAAAATACCTCAGGGTCTTGATCTCTAACATGGTTCCAATAAGTTGGACTGGTCGCTTTCACACAGCCTATGCAATTGGCATTCGGATACCCTCGGTTATAGATAGCGGGCAGTTTAAGCCCCGCCATAAACAACCTGTTGAAGCAATCAGCTTTACTTATTGACTGATCAACCAGTACTCCCAGGACGTTTCCACGTTCCGTCTTCCGGGAAGTTGGTTAGCCTCTTTTCTTCGTCGGATGTGAAGCCCAGGACGTGCCAATCAACATGATTTTTCTGCTCCCACTGCTGCCTCGCCCGTTTCTTTAGTTCGGCTGTACACGGTGCGCCCGCGATGCCGGACATATACTGTTTCTTATTCCATACCTCTACAGCACTAGCCTCCGGAAAAGCCTTATTCACTACTGATTCGACCGTCACGCCTAGCCACTTCTCTACATCTTTTAGAAACCGTTGGTTGTCAGCGTCTTCTTCAACTACTGGGTTATTCAAAACACGAACGGTGCAGATATCCCTATACAGCCGGATGGTTTCGGCGGCGGCTATAGCACTAGCAGCACCACATGAAAACCATACCGCTATAACATCACCCTCGGCGGGGTTTAGATTATTACTATTTACATTGGATTCTTTCATATTAAACCCTTGGTTGAACAGATTGATGAACGGATAGATCCGGACAAAACTAAAGCGGGTTACCGCCTACTAGCTGACCATCACGAAGCCGAAAGTCCTCTGTTAGGTGTGGGTTATTGCCCTCTTTAACATCAGCATCAAAACCCCTGTACCAGTCTTCCCACTCTTTGGATGGTGCCGTATAGGCCCAAGGGGATGCCCTCCAGTTACCGGCTGCTGATGCTTCCTGCCCTGCCCTGAATGCTGCGGATTTCTTCATGTTGGATCATCCTGTTGTTGCTGTTGTTGTAGGATCTCTGAGCGAAGGCGGCGAACTTCAGCCATTTCTTTCTGATAATCCTTCGCGTTGTCAGCCATGGAAGCTTCAACTTCCAGATCCCAAACGTCTTGTAGTGTTAGTTTTGTAGCCATGATGTTGTTCCTGTTGAGTGTTGTTGGTTTAACTCAAAGGTACTCCGGAGAATACCCTTTGATTAAACTAATCAACTAGCTGCTACTCGGTACGAATGGGCATGATAGCGGCCACACGGTCATCCATATCAACACGTATCGAGTGATTAGCACCCCACGTTCCGATAGTCGCCACACCTGAGCCTATGCACTTATCGAGGTATCTTTTATCGATAGCCGTACCATTCGGTAACCGGTAGACAATCACGCCGTTCTGAGTCTCAACAGGGATCTGGCTCACCTTCAAATCTTCAGGCTGTCGATCCTTTGCATCAGGTATCACACGGGACACGTTAGGAAAGTTAGCAAAGTCTGATTCGTGAACCTTATCCCCTGCCTTATTGTAAAAACCTGAGGGTAAACCGTTGGTATTGGCTACACGGTGGGCGCGATGACCATCAGTTGCTTCAATGTGATCAGCGTCAACGTGGACATAGTTCAAGTAATATCGGACATCTCCTGACCCCATGGCCCCTGCTACCCAATCGAAAGGTGTCTTCGGGTTCTTCGGTAATTGGAGGCATAAAATAACTGTAAAGCTTCGCCAGGTTTGCGCTGGTCGCATCATCCGGAGCCTGAGCGTACAGCTCTTTGATAATTTCATGGGCTTCTTTCTTTGATGGCTTCTTAACGATGTTAGCGGCTGCAGCAATGTTCAATTGGTCTTCATGGATAGTCATAATGTTTACCTTCTGGAGGAGCTGGAGGATACCGTGTGGCATCCCCGTGGTTTGGTCTGTTACTCAGTAACCGGCAAGCGTAGGTATACCGGATCTGATCAATTCGATATCTGTCTGATCGTTCTCATGGCATGAGGCCACTAGATCACCGTCATCATCTTCAAAGATCCGATACTCTCCGCAGACACTCTCGGATATGGTGCCGATGAAGTGGCCTAGTGCATCCTGATATATCAACTAACGGTTACCAGTTAGCATTGAAATAGTGGCCGTTGTGTTCGTTGTAGTCGCCTATCATCAGATCCCTTGCGAACGCTTCCATATCGAAGTACATTTTCAGATTGTCCGGAACTTCATCTAATAGGCCAATCGAATCAGCGAACTCTTCAGCGAACTCGACATCATTACTAGCCGTTCCAGCGTATGCTTCATCGATTTTATCGAATGGAACATCTAACGCCATGGCAGCTTCCACAACATCAGCGCCATGTTCTTCGCAAGCTTCCAACCAATCGCCATAGTCTGAATTGATATCCCACTGTCCCATGAGCGAAGCCGGTGTGCCTTCATAATCAGCGACAATAAACTCTTCCCGTAGATCGCCATCGTCCAGCTCTTCCGTTAGCTCTTCTAGCCATTCAGTACGGGCTGTTGCCAATTCGTCATACGTTGGGAAGTCTTCAAGATCGAATGTCTTACTGATCAGATCGCCGTTGTTGTAATCTGATAGTGAGTAAAAATGTGATATTAGCCATGATCGTTATTCCTATCGTTGGTTTGATCCGTTAGCGGATACTTTCGGGTACACTAATAGCCGTGTTCAAGTTAGCTCGAAGTTAGTTCGAAGTTAGTTCGCTAACGCTTACCTAACGCTTACCTAACGCTCACGTGCCTATCAATATACCCTTAACTATCAACTATAAATCTCTTGGCCTATCCTTGGCCCTCCAGCGGTAACGCTTTGCGTGACTTGTTGCCAACCGGTATAGCCGTTGGAAGCTTCGATGTGTTGATGTGTTGAACTGTAAACCTCTTGTTTCACCCTGTCAACCGTTAGTTGGTTAAACCTTCTAATCGGTTTGTTCAACTATCCGTTGGTTGACCTGATGAAGTGAAGGCTACAGACCATGGCCGGATGCGTCAACCCTTTTATGAAAAAACATAAATTAGTTTTGATACGCTTACACCCTTCTCTATAGGTGTGGTCAGATCGATTAAATTAGATGGGTGAACAGCAGGGCAGGGCAGTGGTTAGCTAGTAGAAGAGCTGATGGTTGACGGTAGGTTGACGGTAGGTTGTTGCCAGTTAGATAGACGGTAGGTTGACGGTAGGTTGACGGTAGGTTGTTGCCAGTTAGATAGACGGTAGGTTGTTGCCAGTTAGATAGACGGTAGGAAAAAAACATCCCACGGCATAACCACGCTGTTGATGTTATAACATAACATAAGGAAACGCTATAAGCTGCCCGCTTGTTATGCCTTCCGGTTACCTATCACCACACCAATGGATTAGTTAACCGTTGTACTCCCTTATAGATCAATCACTTAGCTCATACGGTGGCGTATCCTGTGGTGTATACCCCCCATACCTCCTTTTATGCGAGGCTTTCGATTCTACCAGGCTCTCTCCAGGCACCCCGAGGGGGGTAATCCGCGCAGCCTTTACTATCAATACCGACTCACAGTTTTCTGTCAGAATAATCCGGCTGTCTATCTACCGCCCAAACAGTTTGTCTATCACCAGGTGAAGCAGGAACCCTGCCCCTAAGATACCTATCGACATACCCAATAGAATACCTAACATTGTCCAATTGATATCTATCATTGACTTTATACTCCAAATCTGTTAAAAGCCCACACCCTTAAGGTTATCTAGTAGTTGTCTTAAGGTTGTCTTACAGGTTCATCCTATCTTAATATACCTATTCCTGTCTTACCTTATCAGGTGTCCTCTTATGGTCAGCCGGTTTCACCAGTTCATCCATAAGGTGTCCTATAGAGGGTCTTGGATTATGTGTATTCACACATTACACCACTCCTAAGAGCTGTAACCAATCGATATCTATTAGGGTAAACCTACAGAGAGAAGCTAGGTGCCTCTCCCTGAGGTGTGGGGTATTTATAACCTATTGATTATGTTGAACCCCAGGTCAGCTCATCCGAGTCTTCTGAGTTGAATCCTACAACGTGTTCTTGGAACCTCGCCAGCTCTTCATTGAGAAGCTTGTCACGGTGCCTTTCAGTAGACTCATCAGCATCTTGGGACATCTGTTCAACCCAATAGGCCACGGCACCTGCCAGAGCATCCAGACGGTCATCGTGTGCCAACGATCCTCTGTCAGCAGTCAGGCGGGTCATCTGGTAGAACAGGCTATACTGTGGGTTCTTGGCAGATTCATAATCCCTCTTGATCAGAGCCTCATCGATCACCAGACGGTGCTGGTTCATGACAGGTTCAAGGACGTCTATGATCCTACGTTCCTTCTGTGTGGTAGCCCGTGGGCCTTCCTCAAGTGTGCATGGATGAATCTTACGGAGCCACGGTTTGAATAGCTCGTTGAACATACCATCACCAAAGTTAGGCTCAGTCCAGATCATATTAACCTGGTACTTAGCAGCCAACACAGCGAGAGCCTTCAGCGTCTTCTCTGAATAACCACCCTCTTGGAAACCTCCGACATCCATTAGGAAGAGATACCCGTGGAGCATCTTCACGATAGCGTATGAGGTTTCATCCTGACCACGACCTGAGGGGTCAATGAACATGACAGTACCTGTGTACTCAGTCAGCTCCTTGGACTTCCACATGGGACGATTGAACCTATCACTTCCAAGGCCCACGTTAGGGGCATCCGAAATGATGTACTCAGGGCCAGAACTCCAAGCCAATTTAATAGGAGCCATATTGGGATCAAGGCTCATACAGATTAGGTCAGACAACTTCAGTGGATACTTATCGGCATCCGACAGACTGGTATCCAACATAAACTGTAGGGCGAAGCCGGTACGACCATAGGAAGCTTCACGCTCCTTAAGATCTTCATCACCGAATCGTCCTGGGTCTACTGGACTCCCTGCAGGAACACTACGTTCCATCTTCTCCATAATGACAGGGGCCAACCTACCGGAGTAATGATCAGGGTCTTTAGGAATACGTGCGGGCCAAATACGGATCTGATAGCCTCGGCCAGCAAGATCATTATAAATGGACATCTCTGTTTGAGGGGTACCCAGGAATGTGGTTGTACCTCCTGGCTTCAATATAGCGTCAAACTCTTTGATCCTCTCTGAGAGTTGTTCACGAAGAGTAAAGGTTAACGAGTTGTTCAGAGATTCAACGTCATCGGCAATGATCTCATCTGCCCGTGAACCAGTAAGCTGACCGGTGATACCGACTGACTTAACTGAGGGAGAGTGAGATATACCAGCGGGGCCAACATCAAAAGCAATGTTAGAATCCCGCTGGTTGTGCTTGGGACGAAGACTCTTAAGGAGGGGCATCTCGTAGATAAGCCGCTTGGTAAACGTGGAGAACTGATCAGCACGATCCTTTGAAGCGGATACTACGAGGAAGTTAAGGTGGGGATTTAACAGGAGCCTCCAACATACGTAAGCTGAAGTGATCCATGATTTACCTACACCACGGAATGCCTCAATAACTTTACGTCGAGGGCCATTCTGCAGGTAGCTTGCGATATCATATTGAACTGCTGTAGGGTCAGGTTTAGGCGCAGTGATCGCACCGCCATTCCACAGGAACTCCCAGCATAAGAAGAGAAAGTTGCGAAAATCTAGCAATTCATTAGGTACAGTTGTTACAACCTTCTGATTGGACATAAATATGAGAAGCCTTGAGAGGCTCTCTAACAGCCACCCACAGTTACCCTGTAGGAGTGGGCTAGTTATCAATGGGGAAGCTATTAGAGAGCGTGAGGATTGGCCCTACGCTAATCTAGGAGTTAGTGAGCAGTAGGATCAGAAGGATCTGTGAAAGGAACTCTGCTGGTTAGAGAAGCTGCTAGGCCTTCTATTGGGGTTCCAACAGGGTCGGATACGTCAATGCTATTATCTTTGAGAAACTTTACTGCTTGAGCAATCTCTGAGGCAGTTGCCTCGCCAGTCTTAATCTTACCTAAAAGATGTGTACCGACAGCCTCATGGAGAGTCTCAAGGAGATCGTTGGTTGCCTTGGCCATAGTGATTAAATGCTCCTTTGATTTTAAGTATTGTGATGATCTTGCCCTGTTGTAGAACTCGGTAAGCCTTCGGGGCGATAACAATAAGCTGGAACACTATGAGAACTGCAGTGCCTGTAAGCACCCAATCCTTCATAGTGATACCTAGCCAAGTTAACCCTGAGATGCTTACTGGAACCGGTATGGTTACCTGTGCGAGTGTCTCAGCGGTATTCTTGAGTGACATTAGGTTCCTCTATTAGGTTGGAGCGTTAGGCCATACCAGCCGAGGAAGCTCTTCGATAAGTTCTTCTGGCGTTGGTGCAGTCCTTAAACCGCTTAAAACCTTATCCAGTTCTACATAACAATACATCCAAACTTCATCACGCCATTCAACAGCCGCCTGAGCTTCGCCAGCAAAACTTTTAACCTAGTGCTAGTGGCGTAGGTACACAGGCTATTAATGTTATCGTAGTTGCGTTCCTGCGCCCCGCTATCCAAATACCCTTGAACCGTTGAAGTCAGTTGCGATTTGAGAGACTCCCTTTGCTCAACCGCAAGAACCTCTGCTGATTTAACATTAATTGATCCCATTACACGGCTCCTTTGCGAGTAAACATTTTTTGGTGTGCCACTAAATGCTTTCTCTTGATTCAGCTTTACGTACACGGTATCTGGATTGTAGCTTGCGCTGTCCAGTACATCAGAAGCTTCCCAGTGGCCCGAGCCTACGCCTTGGCACAGTGTTACATGAAGCTCACCGGATTCATCACGGTACGCTTCACGGATGATCTGACTTGGGGACGTATCCAGTGTGTCTACAACAACAGACTGGAACTCTGCACTGCCGACAAGTGAAGACAAGTCGAAGTCTTCTTGTTCGCCTTTACAGAATGCGGTAATAGTCTCACCGCTGAAAGCGTAATGAGTTACGGGTGTGCCTGTTGGGATTACTGTGATCTTCATAGTGTATTCCTTATGTGTGTAATTGTTTATTTCCAGCGGCCAATGGCGGTAAGGTGGACATTCCCTAGATAACTGGGGTTTGTTATGCTAGAGTCGTAACTTTGACCAGAAAATTTAGCTACAAAACCCCACTGTGTTGAGGTAGTCCCAGCGCTTCCAAACCCACCTCCGTGAACACTTGAATGGACAATGTCCCTAAAGTCACTTGCATACCCACTGCATGTAACGTTTATAATAGGCATTACTGTGAAAGGGTTAGGGTAGTTTGTTTTAAATCCGTACCCTTCATAAACTAAGTCACCATCGCTTGCGAATGAACTACATATCTGAGTCCCATCACTCCACCGCGTCCACTCCCCATCAGCATTACTCCCACTCTCAACAATAGGATCGCCGCCAACTTGTGGCATGGCTGTGAAGTTTGCATCAGACGCGAATATGTTCTGTACCCACGGCTTCCAAGTGTCGTGTTTTATTCGCGTGAATGTTTCTCCTTTTGGACGGCCTACACCATACACCTCAGTAGCTACTTGTGTGGTTCTATTATATGTTCCATAAGTAACAAGGTTCCACCAAACCGGACCAGAACCAATGCCTACGTCTGGATAGTTGCCCGAAACTGCTGCTGCATTATCATCAAACCTCGTAGCATTATTAGACCCTAAAACTGCGTTGTCCGCGTTTGCTAAATTTGTTCCAGCCGCGCCCACACCCACACCGATATACTCAAAGTCCAGTCTCATCGCTTTTCTGTCGGAGAATCTTCTCACCGTTACCGGCAGCACTCGGAAGGTTCACACCTGCGGCCCATCCTTCAGCATTAGTCTCAGCAGTTTGAGCCGCCGTGGCCGAGGAAGCTGCAGCATCAGCACTTGATGAAGCGTTGGTTTCACTGGTTGCAGCCGCAGAAGCCGATTGGCTGGAATTGCTGGCACTGGTGGCAGATGAACCGGCAGAGGATTCAGCCTCAGTCGCCTGGCTTCCCGCAGTGGTTGCT